CGCCTCTAGGAATAAAATCCATCAAAAATTATTCAGCAACTTCAATGACTTAGTAGGGATAGCCTCTCCAGTTGTTCACCTTTTGTTTCCTTATAACCCAGGGCTTAAAATTCCCATCTTTTGGGGTTATAGGATTATCAGAAAAAGGAAATATTTTTCCCTTACCACAACTTTCGATCAGTTGTGGTTTGAGTCAGGAGAGAGGCCATATAAGATAAGTTGCGGGTAGGTTGCTGGTAGGTTGCGGTCAGGTTGGAGCCAAATAGCCAAATAGCCAAATAGCCAAATAGCCAAATAGCCAAATAGCCAAATAGCCAATAATTGTGCCATATTATAAGTCATTGAAATAGAACAAGTTTTTCGGGTAAAGTGGAACATCCGTGCCGAGTTATGCCCAGTTTGCCAGCTCGCGAAGGCGACTTCTAGGGGAAGTTACCACCAGCATGATCCTCAAGACCGTACCCTCGACCGCGGCCCACGCGATCCTTCCAGGCAAGGAGCGCTACCCGGCGCCTGACGACCTCAACAACAAGGAACGCGAGCTCTGGGAAGAGGTGATGGGCGCCATGCCGGCGGGCTGGTTCTCCCGGGAGAACCTCCCCCTCCTCAAGATGTACGTGCGCCACATCTTCCTCTCCGAGCTCATGTTCGACGAGCTGAACCTGATCCTCGACGCCAAGTCCTATCGCGAGATGGGGGAAGATCCGCCCGACCTGGAGGAGAAGAAGTACGCCAACATGATCCTCTACAACATGGACCGGCAGACCAAGATCGTGACGCAGCTCGCCTATCACCTGCGTCTCACGCCGAAGAGTCGCGGGGAGATGTATCGCAAGAATGACAAAGCGCACCGAGGAAACAAGCGCCCCTGGGAAGACCCAGACGACGAGGCGCCAGCGGCTTAGCGACGGGGTAAAAGTGTGTCGCTGGATCGAGCGACACTGCTTCGTCCCCGAGGGTCGCATGATCGGCCAGCCGATGGTCTTGCAGCCGTGGCAGCGCCGGGAGATCTGTCGCATCTACGACAATCCCCACGGCACCCGGAGAGCCATCCTGTCGTTCGGCCGCAAGAACGGCAAGACCACGCTCGCTGCCATGCTGCTGCTGGTTCATCTCTGCGGGCCGCGGTACGTAGCCAACTCGCAGCTCTACTCCGCGGCGCAGAGTCGCGAGCAGGCGAGCCTGCTGTTCAATCTCGCGGTGAAGATGATCAAGATGAGCCCGGACCTGCGATCTAACCTTCGCATTCGCGACTCGTCGAAGGAGATCTTCTGCGACGAGCTGGGCACCAGGTACCGCGCCCTGTCGGCCGAGGCTACCACAGCATATGGGCTCTCCCCGGTGTTCATCGTCCACGACGAGCTGGGTCAGGTCAGAGGCCCGAGGTCCACTCTCTACGACGCTCTCGAGACGGCGACGGGAGCGCAAGGGGAACCTCTCACGGTGATCATCTCGACTCAGAGTCGCACGGACGCCGACCTGTTGAGCATTCTCATCGACGACGCGTCAGCCGGTCACGACCCGCGAACCTTGGTGAGTCTCTACACGGCGCCTGTCGAGATGGACCCGTTCGACATCGCCACCATCAAGACGGCCAACCCGGCGATAGGAGAGTTTCTCAGCGAGCGCGAAGCGCTGGCGATGGCCCAAGATGCCGAGCGGATGCCGAGCCGCGAGGCGGAGTACCGCAATCTCATTCTGAACCAGCGGGTCGAGATCATGAACCCGTTCATTCAGCCGCAGATGTGGAAGGACTGTGGCGGGATACCGCAGCGCCTCGAGGGCTGCGAGATCTACGCGGGCCTCGATCTCTCGGAGGTGGCGGACCTCACGGCGCTGGTGATGATCGGCAAGATGGACGGGATCTGGTACGCCGAGTGCAAGTTCTGGCTCCCGCGCGAGGGGCTCGAGCGCAAGGCCCTCGGGGACCGCGTGCCGTACGACGAGTGGGCCAACAAAGGTCTTCTTCTTCTCACCGACGGCGCCACCGTCAGCTACAAGCACGTGGCCGAGCAGATCGCGGAGGAGATGGGCACCCGCAACTTCGACAAGATCGCCTTCGACCGGTGGAACATGCGTCACTTCAAGCCGTGGCTCATGGACGCCGGGCTCTCCGAGCAGGTGATCAAGGAAAAGTTCGTCGAGTTCGGCCAGGGCGTGGCGAGCATGAGCCCGGCCCTCCGCGACCTCGAGGAGCTGATCCGAGACAGGAACTTGTGTCATGGCGACCACCCGATTCTCACCATGTGCGTGGCCAACACCGTCATCGTGAAAGACGACGCGGGAAACCGCAAGCCGAGCAAGCGAAAGAGCTCGGGCCGCATCGACGGCTTGGTGGCTCTCACGATGGCAGTGGGCGTGGCTCCTCTCAAGACGCGACCGATCGACATCGAGGCTCTCATCGGGTGAGACCATGACGCTGCGTCGTCGCCATCTCCTCGTCGCAGGGATCATCATCGCCGTCGGGCTGGTGCTGCTCGGTTTCTACTTCAAGAACTTGGAGACCGTCAAGAGCGACGAGCAGAAGTGCGCGGCCAAGGGCTTGGAAGTGTTCGAGATCGAGGGCACGCAGATCTGTCGCGACCACGACACCGGGTTGCTGTACGCTCCATGACAGACCCGCGCGACCGGATGTTCTGGTTCTGGGTGGCGGTGCTGGTCTTGCTGGCTGCGGCAGTTTTCGTGATCGCTCTGACGGCTATGAGCGTCAGCAGTGCGTGAGCAACAATGGGATTCGTGGCTTGGGATTGCGCGGCGGGCGACGCGCCGGCGGTGGCGCTTCCCATCGCTAACACGGTGGCGATCGCGCCGCCTGACGACAGCGTCGACACCAATCGCGTCACCGTCACCGGCAACGGTTACATCTACTCGCTCGGCCCCGGGCCGGTCGACGACGAGGGCAACCCTTGGTACTGCACCAAGCAGATAACGTTCACGCCGACATCGTCATCGCAGCCGATCGTTCTCGTGCAGAGCACAACGCTGCAGATGCTTGGCGGTGCTAGCCGCACCATCTCGGTGCCGTCGATCTGCCGGTTTCATTGGAACGGCGCCGCCTGGGTTGAAGAGAACTACGTCAACTTAACACAAGCGATCCCCGGCGGCGGAGGGCCTGCCGGGCCACCTGGACCGCAAGGTCCGCAAGGCAATCCCGGCCCGCAAGGCGTGCAAGGACCAACTGGTCCGCAAGGCCCGCAAGGCAACACTGGCGCAACTGGCGCCGCTGGCGCCCAAGGTCCGCAAGGCAATCCGGGCGCAACTGGCGCGCAAGGCCCGCAAGGCAATCCCGGCGTAACTGGCGCGACCGGTCCCGGCTATCAGGCGACCAGCGCCACCTCGCTGACGATTGGCACCGGCGCCAAGGTATTCACGACGCAAGCCGGGCTCGCCTACACGGTCGGTGCACGGGCGCGCGCGGCGTCGAATGCCACACCAACAAATTGGATGGAGGGTTTGGTCACCGCCTATAGCGGGACCTCGCTGACGGTCAATGTCGATCTAACAAACGGTAGCGGATCGGCCGCCGACTGGAATATCAACCTCTCGGGACAACAAGGCACGACCGGGCCCCAAGGCGCAACCGGCTCGCAGGGACCGCAAGGCCCGGCCGGAAGCACCGGCCCCGCAGGCCCGCAAGGCAACACTGGCGCAACTGGCGCCGGAGTCCCAACTGGCGGCACTGCTAATCAAGTTCTCGCTAAGAACTCAGCGACTAACTATGACACAGGCTGGGTAACACCGTTAGTCGATAACAGTGCGTGGACAGCTTACGGAGTCAGCGTCGGGGCCTCGTCGGGAGCGCTCGGTAACGCTTCAGCGACAGGAAGATACAAGCAGATCGGCAAGACTGTTTTTGTGCAGATCACGATCAATATAGTGAACGTTGGCACAGCGTCAGGGTTTGTATCCGCAACGCTCCCGGTCACTAGCGGCAGTGGAACTTATGTGCTCGTCGGGCGCGAGAATGCAGTCGCCGGGTTCACGGTGATTGGTTTGATCTCGGCAGGCGGCGGTAACGTGTCGGTTATTAGATATGACAATACGACAACGATCGGGGCGAATTACCAGATCACGATGTCTGGTGTTTATGAGGCTGCGTGACGGAGAGACCTCATGCCGATGAGCCCGCGTAAAGGTGAGAGTCAATCCGACTTCATGGGCCGTTGCGTGCCCGAGATGATGGGCAAGAACGGCGGCACGAAGCGACCGCAAGAGCAAGCCGTTGCCGCGTGCTACAGCATGTGGCGTGACGCCAAAGGTGGGAAGAAGCCGAAGGAGGCTGACGTGGAATATGCCGACCCAGGTTACCGCTCTGACGGCAAGAAGCGATACGCGCTCGACACCGCGGAGCACATTCGCGCGGCGTGGGTCTTTGTCGCCAAGAAGAAGGATAACTACACCGACGAGCAGATCCGACGCGTCAAGGCGCGCGTCACAGCCGCCTGGAAAGACAAGATCGACCCGAGCGGCCCGCCCGAAGACGAGATCGCCATGACGCTGCTGCGGCGCGAGGTGACGTTGACTCTCAAAGCCGAGTGCCCCGACCCTGACGACGACGAAGCTCACGACGATTACATCGCTCGCTGCAAAGACGAGATCATGGACGACGACATGGACGAAGACGAAGCCGAGGACGCGTGTCAGCTTCACTGGGAGGAGAATACTGATCGCGGCGTCAGTGACATCGTTCACAAGACGCACGCGACTCCGGCGACGGGGATGGACTTCGTCTTGTCAGATGCCACCGCGGACCGGTTCGGCGACGTCATCGAAGTTGACGGGTGGGATCTCAATAACTTTCAGAAGAACCCGATCGCGCTGTTCGCTCACGACAAGAGCTTCGTCATTGGCAAGTGGACGAACTTGCGGGTCGGCGACAACGACCTCCGCGGCGAGCTGACGCTGGCGCCGAAGGGGACGAGTCCCCGCATCGACGAGATTAGGCGGCTGATCGAAGCCGACATCTTGCGAGCGACTAGCGTTGGCTTCCGCCCGATCGAGCACGCGCCGATGAACTCCAAAGACCCGTGGAGCGGAACGCGCTACGTCAAGCAAGAATTAGTCGAGTGCTCGGTAGTTGCCGTGCCGGCTAACGCCAACGCGCTGGCCGTGGCCAAGAGCCTCAACGTAAGTCCTGCGACTGTCCGCATGGTGTTCGGCGAGCATGCCGGCGACAATACCGTGCGACGCAGTTTCAACCGTCCGACCCGCGGCGAGCATGCCGGCAAAACGGAAATCGTGACGACTAAGCCCGCTGGCGAGCATGCCGAAACCAATGAGAGACAGAAGGGGAAACCTATGTTGCTCTCGAAGCGAATTCAGGACGGGGAGAAGGGATTGCTCGCGCTGCAGGATCAGCTCGACACCCACATCGAGTCCATCGACGACGACAATCCGACTGACGAGCAGACGGCGATCACCGAAGATCTCACCGCCAAGATCGAGATGCGTCAGCGCAATCTCAACAGCTTGCGAGCGATCGAGGTGAAGAACGCGTCGACCGCCGAGGACGCAGGCGACACGACTCGCGTCAAGACGAACGGTTCGAAGCCGCCAGCTGGCTTCGTCGCGCGTCACAAGAAGGTGGAGCCGCTCGACTACTTCTTCCGCGCGGCACTGGTGAAGTGCAAGTCGCGTGCCGACGGCGTAGCCATCGACGATGTGCGTCGCAAGATCTACGGTGACGACGAGGTGACCCGCGTCGTGTGCGACATGGTTCTCAAGGCGGCGAGCGCTCCCGCTCTCACGACTGTCGCCGGGTGGGCCGCAGAATTGGTGCAGCAGATCTACGCTGACTTCATGCAAGTCTTGCTGCCGATGTCGGTCTACCCGAAGCTGGCGGCGCAAGGTCAGTCGCTCACCTTCGGGGCGGCAGGCCGCATCATCATCCCGACTCGTAATCTCACTCCCTCGATCGCAGGGTCGTTCGTCGGAGAGGGCATGCCGATCCCGGTCAGGCAGGGCGCGTTCGCCTCGCAAACCGTCGTGCCGAAGAAGGTCGCGGTGATCACCACCTGGACCAAGGAGATGGACGAGCACTCCATCCCGGCGATCGAGGGTCTGCTGCGTCAGGCCGTTCTCGAGGACACTGCTCTCGCGATCGACGCGGTTCTTCTCGACAACAACCCGGCGACGACGATCCGCCCGAACGGCTTGCGCGTGTACCAAGCCGGCCTCACGCCGACTGCTGGTGGCGGGTTCAACGCTCTCGTCGGGGACATCAAGTTGCTGCACGGATCTCTGCTCACCTTGACGAGTGGCAATGTGCGCAACCCGGTGATGATCCTCAACCCGCAGCAGGTTCTCAACATCCGGCTGATGCAGCCGCCGGCTGCCGCCGCTCCGCTGTTCCCGTTCCAGACGGAGCTCGACGCTGGTCGTCTCGTCGGTGCCAACTTGATCGTGTCGTCGACGGTACCGGTCGGGATGGTGATCATGGTCGACGCTGCGGACTTCGTCACCGTCGGTCAGGAGGGCCCGCGTCTCGAGATCTCGGACCAGGCGACCCTCCACATGGAAGACACGGCGCCGGCGGACATCGTCTCTGGCCCGACCGGCACCCCAGTCGCGGCAACTCCGGTAAAGAGCATGTGGCAGACGGATTCACTTGCCCTTCGCTTGATCATGTTCACCAACTGGATCATGCGACGCCCGGTCGTTTCCTGGATGACCGCCGTCACCTGGTAACCTCAAAGGGAAACAAAAGGAGAGGAAGTTATGGCAGAGACTACTCCGCACACCACTCACCAGGCTCCAGCTGCTCCGGCTAGGTCGAACCCGAACCCGGGTCAGAACCCTAGCGAGGGAGCCAAGAAGCAGGCCGCTGAAGATCGCGAGGCGCGCGCCAAGGCAGTGGCCGACCGCCTCAAGGGGCGGCCTACTCCGACGCAAGAGGAGCTCGACGCGATCGCTCTCGGGCAGCACGTCGAGCTGTCGCCTGACGGGTCCGACCCGGACCCGAGCGAGAAGCTCAGCACCGTTCATCACGTCGGTGGCGAGCACATGTATCAGCATCGTCAGATGAAGTCAAAAAGCTGATGGGCTTTACTTCTCGCATTCGCAGCGTGGCCTCGGCCGTCTTCAAGGCGGCCGAAGGCCAATATCGCCCGGGGCCGTGGTACTTACCCGTCACCCACGGGTGGCTGCCGGCTGACGTCGGCAACTCGATGAACTGGTGGCAGAACGGGAACACCCCGTGGCTTCTCGGCTCGCGACTCGCCGTCATCGAAGGGTGCGTGTCGGCTTACGCTCAGACCATCGCGATGTGCCCGGGGAACCACTGGAAGGGCAACTCCAAAGGCGGCCGCGATCGCGTAACGACTTCGGCCCTGTGTCGCATCTTGCGGCAGCCGAACGACTATCAGACGATCAGCGACTTGCTGATGAACTCGACGCGCCAGCTCTATCTCGAGGGCAACGCGTACTTGCTGTGCATGCGAAACGCCCGCTACGAGATCGACGAATTGCACTTGATGGACAATCGTTACTGCCGCGCTCTGATCGACGGTGACGGTGAAGTTCACTACTCTCTCGGCGGCAACTGGGTGGTGCAGAATCGCTACGGCCCTCTCGCGACGGTGCCGGCGCGCGACGTTCTCCACATCAAGCTTCACGTCGATCAGCTGCGCAACCCGCTGCGCGGAGAGAGCCCGCTGGTCTCGGCTTATCTCGACCAGCTGACGGCTCAGTCTATTCTTTCGCAGCAAGCCACGTTCTATCAAAATCAGGCCAAGCCTGGCTACGTGCTGTCGACCGACCTTCTTCTCGACAAGGATCAAACGAGCGCCTTGCGCGACCGCTGGACTGAGCAGACCACCGGCGCCAACGTCGGCGGCACCCCTATCTTGACGAACGGACTGAAGCCGCAGGCGCTGCCGATGGCTACGTTCCGAGACGCTCAGCTGGCCGAGGTGCTGAAGCTGAGCAACGACGGGATCGCGATGGCGTTTCGCGTCCCGCCCCAAATCCTGGGCATAGCCGAGCACGGTACGTTTCGATCGACTGAGGCTCTGATGCAGGCGTGGGTCGCCTCCGGGTTGGGCTTCGCCCTCAATCACATCGAAGAGGCGTTCGGCCAGGCGTTCGGTCTCGCCGGTCAGCCTGACGAGTACGTGGAATTTGACACTCAAGCTTTGCTGCGATCCGCCTACAAAGACCGCATCGACGCTTTGGCGCGTGCGGTTCAAGGCGGAATAATGAGCCCGAACGAGGCGCGCAACTCCGAAGATCTAGACTCGGTAAAATTTGGGGACGAGCCGAGAGTCCAGCAGCAAGTCGTTCCCTTATCGGCAGCGGCCGCAATCCCGAGACCGGGACAAGAACCAAAAATCCCAGCATCGCCGCCAGCTCCCTCGCAGCCACCTCAGCCTCCAGCGCGGAGCTTGAACCTCGATGCAAGAAGAGAATCACTCAGGCGAACCTTGTACAATCAATCCCTTCAAGTCCAACGGGAGCGTCTTCGAAGACTTGCCTGACTCCGTCGTAGGAGCTCTCACCGACGTCATCGCCGACTTGCGCCAAGAGTGGGCGCGGGAGAAGGAGCTGATCGAGTCGCAGAGTCGCGAGATCATCGCCACGATGCGGGCCGAGATGCTGCAGCTTCGCTTCACCTGGGAGTCGGCGCATCACCATCGCCTCGCCGAGCTCAAGGACGGCGAGCCAGGCCGCAACGGCCTCGACGGGTCTCAGGGCCCGACCGGGCTGCCGGGGCCGCCCGGGCCGGTAGGCGAGAAGGGCGAGCCAGGGGAGCCAGGCCGCAACGGGATAGACGGCCTGCCAGGACCTCCCGGCCAGGAGGGCCGGCAGGGGCTGCCAGGAGACCCAGGAGAAGCTTTGAAGGGTGACCCTGGGGAACCAGGCAGGAATGGCGCCGAGGGCCCTGCAGGCCCTCCAGGGCCGCGTGGCGATACAGGCTCTCCTGGGCCGCCTGGAGAGTCGATCAAAGGGGATCCTGGTGAGCCGGGTCGCAACGGTGTTGATGGCACAACCGGCCCGGTAGGCCCGATGGGGCCGCCAGGTATGGTGGGGCCGGTCGGTGAGCGCGGTGAGCCTGGCCGTAACGGTCTCGACGGGCTTACTGGTCCGATCGGCCCCGCCGGACCTGCCGGTGAGCGTGGCGAGCAGGGCCCGCGTGGCGTTGTAGAGAAGGTCGTTCCGTGGACGGATCGCGTTTTCTATTCTGGCGATTTTGTGACGAGTCGTGGTTCGTGCTGGCAGGCCCTAAACGATACGGCCAGAGAGCCAAGCGAGACGAGCAAAGATTGGCAGATGATCTGCGCCGCGGGGTCACCTGGTGCCTCGTTTGCGGTACGCGGCACGTACGATCCGAAGGAGGCGTATGGCCGCCTCGATGTTGTGGTGCGTGATCACGGGTGGTTCGTCGCTCGCAAAGACAGCCCCGGCGAGTGCCCCGGTCCCGACTGGCAGTCGGGCCCGGTCGGCAAGAAGGGGGAGAAAGGCGTTCCTGGAGAGCGCGGCCCTAAAGGTGAACCCGGCAAAGCAGCACCTCACTGGATCGGCGTCAAGATCGACGGCTTCGTCTTGACGACGGTTCTGAGTGACGGCACCGTCGGGCCGCGATTCTCTCTCGCGCCGATGTTTGAGGCGTTCGAAGCCGAGCGTCAGCTGAGAGGAAAGTAGATGCAGCAGCTCCTCAACGTGCTGACGCCGGCCACGTCGCAAGACCTGGTGAGTCTCGACGACATGAAGATAAAGATGGGCATCCCGCCGACGACTACGACGACGGACGCGATGCTGCAAGAGCTTATCACCAATACCTCGGAGATGATCGCTCGCTTGTGCAATCGCGTGTTTGGCTATGAGGAAGTTGACGAGACTTTCTATCAGCTCGAGGACGACAGCAGTCAGCGCTTGTACTTATCGCGATGGCCGGTGGCATCTGCCGACATCACCGCGATCACGCAAGATGGTGCGGATCTTTTGCCTACGTTCAAGAGCTCATGGCTTCTCGAGGAGAGCACTGGAACTCTCTATCTGCCGCCGAATCTCGGGACGTGGTACGGCGTCATCGACGTCGTCTACAGCGGTGGCTACAAGCTGCCGGACGAAGCGCCGGGGCCGCTCGGCTTCGCCGTCGAGGCGCTGCTGCGAGAGCAGTACATGAGCTGGATTCGCAGCCCGTCGTCGTTTGGGGTGCGGCAGATCCGCCACAAGGAGAGCTCGATCGGTTACTACGCTCCTAACTTGTTTCCCACCGCGGGTCTGCCTGCGACTTGGACTGCGGTTCAGTCGGTCCTCAACAAGTACATTCGTCATTGGGTGTGAGCATGAACCAACATATCACCATCCCTTCTCGCTCGGCCGATTTCGTGTGGCGCGCGGCAGTGGCAACGATCCGCGCCTTCGTCAACGGCATGTCTGCCGATCACATGGCTCGCACCATGTATCCGGACGACTTGATCACGCCGGTGGTGATGCGCGCTGCCACGACGCAAGCTACAACGACAGATCCGGCGTGGGCTGGTCCGCTGGCTTTCAAGAGCGTCTCGTTGGCGATCGAGGAGATGGTCGCCATGTCGGCTATCGGTGCTGTCTTGCGAGCTGGGGCGTTCAACGTCGATCTCGGGCGCAATGCTTCGGTGCGAGTGCCAGGTCGCTCCACGACGGTCGCCAACGCCGGCAAGTGGGTGCAGGAAGGCCACCCGATTCCTGCCGTGCAGCTCAACATTCTTGGTGGTCCGGTGCTGGCGCCGACGAAGCTGGCAGTATTAGTCACCATGACGCAGGAGATGACTCAGACTTCGAACATCGAAGACGTGGTGCGCATGACAGTGAGCGAGGCGGCTGGCCTCGCTCTCGACGCTGCCTTATTCTCGGCGACCGCAGCGACGGCCGCGCAACCCGCTGGTATTCTTCACGGTATCACTGCACTGACACCAACGGCGGGCGCGTCGCTTGGGTTCGACGCCTGCGGTCAAGACCTCGGGAATCTCGTGCAAGACATCGCCTCGCGCGCCGGCGGGGCTAACGCGTTCTTCGTCGGTGCGCCGCATCAAGCGACGGCGATACGGTTCTGGGCAGGTGGTCAATTCGGGAGGGGCCAAGGTGACTTGCTTCCGGTTGCTGCTTCAGCTGGTCTTGCGGAAGGCACTATCATCTGCATTGAGCCTGGCAGCTTGGCGCTGACGTTAAGCGCGCCGGAGTTCTCCGTCGCCAACGTCGCGACCGTTCATCAAGAAGACACGAACCCGGCCGACATCGTCAGTGGCACGCCAGCGACTCCGGTCAAGTCGATGTTCCAGACTGACTCGATGGCGCTGCGGATGACTCTCACGGCTAGCTGGGGCATGCGGGCGCCCCACGTGAGCTACATGACGGGAGTAGGCTGGTGATCACAGTCAGCGTCGATGTTGACGCTCTCGCTAGTGAGATAGCCGGTGAGCTTCAGGCGCTGGCTAAGTTCCCTCAAGACATGGGCGAGGAGCTCGTCGCTTGGCAGCGCGAGGACATGCGTCGCCAGTATCCTAACGTCACTGAGACTGAGGACGCGGCTTCGACGGACATCTGGCCGCGGTCGCGGATAATCTCGAACGCTTCGCGAGATCAGCGACGGGCGATGCGAAGAGCGATGCGCTACGCTCCGATGCGACGCTCGCGCGGGATGGCTCCGACGCGCATGCCAGCGGGTGCGGGTGTTCAGCACAGCACGCGCCCGATCTTGCGGCCGGAGCTGTTCGATCAGCTCGAGGAGCGCATGGACGATCTGATGCTGGAGAAGCTGGCATGGCCGTAAACTTCTCCGAGTCTCTTTACGCTCCTGAGCAAGACACCTTCGGGCGACCGATCATCGTCAACCCGATAGCCTCGCAGTCGGGCGGCGGCAGCTATCAGGGTCGCGGCATCTATGACTCAGGCGGGATCAATATTCTTCTCGACGACGGATCTATCTTCTCAGATCAGAGAACTATCATCGACATTCGCGCTGAAGAATATGTCGTGCCACCGCAGCAGCAAGACGTGATCACCATCCCTTACGATCCGGCGAGCGGCCTCGACGCTCTTGGAGACTTCGAGATCACCAACGTGATCGATAACGGCGGCGGCGAGCTGACGCTGGAGCTCAAGAAGGTCGTCGCATAGGAAATATTATGTCGGTCAGCTATAACGCAGCGTTGAAGTCGGCGCGCATGCAAGCGGTCATTACCGCAATCGACGCCAACGGCACGGCCAGTCTGGAAATCGGCACCAGCGGGTTAGCCACGCTGTTGGTTACTATCGCTCTAGCGGCGCCGCCGTCGTTTAGCGAAGCCAACGGCGTCATCACCATGCTTGGTGTGCCGCTGTCAGGCGTAGCCGTAGCCATGGGCCAAGCGCTGAGCGCGCAGATCAAAGACGGCGCTGGCAACGTCGTTGTTTCGGGGTTGCTCGTCGGTGAGATCAGCGGTGACGTTATTCTCAGTGATGCGTCGATCGTAACTGGCGAAACGGTCACGATATCGAGCGCGATGATCGTGCACTCGCCATGATAGATTGTCGCATCAACGTCGTTGAAGCTCCGGACGCTCTTGCGGCTACGGTCCTAGCTGGTGCGGTCGGCACGATAGAAGCAGTCGAGGCGACCGATCTCTGCAACATGGCGGGCACAGCCGGCGTCGTCGGGTTGTTGCCGCAGAGCGACGCCTTCAACATTTGGCAGACGTTCTTTGATCTGGTGTCGGCCGACTCGTTCTTCTCCAGCTACACGATCCGCCCGACTAAGATGCTGCCAGTGCAATCTAACTTGCTGCCATATCTTGGGGTCTATCTCAGCGACGAAGACATGCGGCCCGATGGCGACGCTAACGCCGGAATGGTTCGCTTCAATCACTCGAGCAAGATCGGCTTCTCGATCGTCATCGCCAACAACAATCGTCAGCAGCTTCTCAAGCAAGTAGACGCGGCGTTCTGGCGGGTGATGGGGCTGCTGTGGACCGATCAGTCTTTGATGAACGTCTTGGTCAATGCGAACAGCGAAGGCGTGGGCATCGAAGGCATCCCGCGCGGTCAGCGACGGTTCGTGTGGGGCTCGACTGGTCTCAACAACGAGACGCCGTTCTGTGAGTGTCAGTACGACGTGACGGCGTTCTGGCGCTCGGAGTGGTGGCCGCCTGTCACCGACACGCTCGACGAGATCGACATCAAGACTGGCGTGAAGATCGGTGACACGCCGGCTGAGATGGCGCAGCGCCATCAAGTTGAAGTCGACGTGATGCTGCAAGACAACGGCACTGGGAAAGGATCAGATGATGGTCAGCGCACGATTCCAAGCCCGTATTCAGCAAAGACGCCCGCGCGCCCCTACCGGCCGTCCGCGCTACCAAAAGCCAGGTATTCGCGTCGAACCGCGCGATGACGCGATGCGTCGCTTGCTGATGCATCCAACGGCTGGCAAGTTTCGGTCGCAAGGATCGATCGAGTGGCCGGATGACCAGTACACGCGCAAGCGCTTGGCTGACGGCTCGGTCAAGATGGCGCAGTCGAAGACGAAACCTGAAGAGACGAAGACTGAAGAGCCAAAGCCCGAAGAGCGTCGCAAGAGAGCTGCGCGCGAAGAGCCAAAAGAAGATTAGGCGTCTCTGCCGTCCCTCGGCCCGGAGGCGCTCAGCCGGTGTGAACCTGGTTCCGCGTTCACACCGGCACTCATTCAACCATAGGAGACACCCAAATGCCTATCAGCTTTGCCCAGATCCCGCAGAACATCAAGGTGCCGTTGTACTGGGTTGAAGTCGACCCGAGCATGGCCGGCTTGCCGTCGATCAATCTTCGAGCACTGCTAGTGGGCACTGCGACCGGAGGGACGGCTCAGCTTGACGTAGCGACTCCGGTCGGATCGCAGGCGCAGTCAAGTCAGTTCTTTGGCGCCGGCTCTGAGCTGGACCGGATGTTCAAGGCATACTACGCCAACAACTTTGCCAACGAAGTTTGGGGTTTGCCGGTAGCCGCTTCGGCTGGGTCGATCGCAGCCTCTGGCAAGATCAAGATCTCGGCTCCGTGCACGGCAGCTGGTACGATCTCTCTCTACATCGGCGGCGACCATGTGCCGGTGAACATCGCCACGACCGACACTACTGACGACATCGCCAATGCCATCGTCGACGCAGTCATGACTTGGTTTGGCATCGGCACGATCGGCAACCAGACGTCGCTTCCGGTTAAGGCGACGATGATCGCCGGAACCCCCGGGCCGACGCAGACGATCACTGCTGCAACTTGGAACTCAGGCACGAACCAAACCACCTATACGACGTCGGCTGCGCATAACTTCACGGTCGGAAATGAGGTACAGATCAGCGGCGTCAATCCGAGCTCTTACAACGGGACGTTCACCGCCCTCACTGGCACGACCGGCTCGACCATCGTTATCTCTATGCTGAGCAATCCCGGCACCTACGTGTCGGGCGGCTCGGCGAATGGCCCGCCAACGTCGCCGTCGGAGGTGACGCTGACGTGCGTTTTCGAAGGCGTGAGCGGCAACGACATTCCGATGATGCTCAACTACTACGGCTCCCGCGGCGGAGAGACTACGCCGGTAGGTCTCGGCATCACGGTCGATCCGTTCTTGACCGGCGGTGTTGGCACGCCGGACTTCGCGGCTGCGATAAACAACCTGGGCAACGAGCCGTACGAGTACGTTGCGTTGCCGTACACTGACTCTGACAGTCTCTTCGTCTGGGAGCAGGAATACGGCTTCTCGGACACAGGCAGGTGGGGTTGGGAGCGTCAGCTGTTCGGTCATATCTTGTCTGCGCGTCGCGGTGCCAGCACCGGGTCGGCGGACGACGGGTATGCTGATCTCGTCCAGTGGGGCGAGACGAACAACTCCGGCGTAGTGTCGGTGATGGCGTTCGAGTACGCCACCCAGTCGCCGATGTACGAGGCGGCGGCAGCGTACGCAGGTAAAGCCCAGAGAGCGCTCGTCAACGACCCGGCGCGACCGTTGCAGAGCTTGTCGCTCAATCAGATCAAGCTGGCCCCGCAGCATCAGCGGTTCGACTTCCCTGAACTCAACTCGCTCGCCAGCAACGGGCTGGCGATTCAGATGCCTGGCAGCGATGGTCAGCCGATGATCGCTCGAGAGCAGACGACCTATCAGTGGAACTTGTACGGTGCCACTGACGACGCCTACGAGCTAATGACGACGCTCGCGACTCTGGCCAAGTTGATGCGGAACCAGAAGGCTATGGTGACGAGCTCCTTCCCCCGTCACAAGCTGGCCAACGACGGCACTCGGTTCGGCCCTGGCCAGGCGATCGTGACTCCTGGCATCGTCAAAGCTGCGCTGGTCGCGCAGTATCGCAACGACGAGTTCAACGGCTTGGTCGAGAACGTCGAGGCGTTCAAGCAGTTCTTGATGGTCGAGCGCGATAGCGTAGACCCGAACAGGGTCAACGTTCTCTACCCGCCCGACCTGATCAACCAGCTTCGCATCTTCGCGGTGCTGAATCAGTTCCGCTTGCAGTATGGCCGCGGAGTCGACGAGGCGATCATCGGCCCGGCGCCGGGGCCGTTCCTGGCCGCGTCGCAAGCCAGCGGCTGATCGTACTCTTAACATAGGAGGAGTGAACTATGGCACAGCGGTTTGCTGGCATTGCCTTCTTGACTGTGGACGGCAATCAGCTCGCACTACGTGGCAACTTCACCGTCAGCCCGTCACCGGTCGAGCGAACCATGATTGCCGGCCAAGACGGCGTGCACGGCTATCAAGAGCTGCCGCGCGTTCCTTACATCGAGGGTGACATCTCGACCGTTCCCGGCTTCTCGCTGGAAGGGTTGTTGACTGAGATCGACTCGACTGTCGTGGCTCAGCTCGCCAACGGGATGCAGTACACTCTCAGCGGAGCGACCTGCAAAGGTGGCTTCGAAGCCAACACTCGAGACGGTCAAGTGCGGGTCAGGTGGGAAGGCCTGATCTGCGACGAGCTTCCCATTTGAGGTGACACATGAACGAACACGTTGGTCGAGTAAATCAGCTCACTGAGAAACCGGAGCGACCGCGCGCGCGGGAGGGCTTCGTTGACGACAAGTCAAATACGATCGAGCCGTCGAAGCCGGTCTCGCACATGGCGCCGGAGATCGAGCAGTCGCCCGCGGACGTCGAGCCGATGGAGGATACGACTTGGCCGATCGTGGTCAAGCTGTCGTTCAAGTCGATCCGCAACAACAAGGGAGAGAGCGTCAGCGAGCTGTCGTTTCGCGAGCCGAAGGGCGGCGACATCAATCGCTACGGCAACCCAGTGCGAATGAACAGCCAGGGTGACTGGGTGATCGAAGAGCGCAAGATGCACTACGTCATGGCGGCGCTCGCGGACATCCTGCCGCCGTTTCTCGATCAGATGGACCCGCGCGATTGGAACTACTGTGCCTACGAGCTGATGCGTTTTTTTCTTCCCAGTCGTCGGGTCTCGTAGGCAACGAAGAAGATTTGGTTCTCGACTGCTACCGATTAGCCCACTACTATCACCAGCCCCCTGACTTGTTCCTTGCTATGTCGCTGCGAGACGTGCGTCTTCATCTGAGACGAACTTCGCAGCTGACGCGTCTGATGCGACGGGATTCCGATGGCGACTGAAGAACAAGTCCTCACTCTCACGACGCAGTTCAATGACGAAGCCACGGCGGCCATCGCCGGGGTGCGGAAAGCTATTGGCGATTTGAGCGGCCCGGCGGTGATCGAGGCGCAGCGGAAGGTGCTCTCCGAGATGAGCGAGTGGGAGCGCGTCTTAGGCCGCGCTTATCGCCAGACGACTGACGTCAACAAGATACTCGTCGACTTAGCCAAATCGCTGGCGCCGCTGCCACTGATCGGCTTGATCGCCTACGAAGCCAATCGCAGCATCAGCGCGATGAAAGAGTGGTCGCGCAACATCATCGACATGGGCAACGCCGCGCGAATGGCCGGACTGAGCTTCGCCGAGTTCAAGGGCATCACCGACCAGCTCAAAGGGATGGGCATCGACGCCAGGGAGATAGCTGGAGACATATCTGGCTTCAATCGCGCCTGGGCGGAGATGATGACGAGCTCGTCTAAGCGCGCTGAGTTCATGAGCATCGCCGGGCAAGGCTTCACCCAGAACATGGCGCAGGCGCTGTTGAGCTTGCGCGGCATCACCAGTGAAGTCGACAAGCTCAACGCCATCCGCGATCTCGGCAACAACGTCTATGACAACGCGCTGAGTCAGACCCACGATAAACTTATCGCGCGGTTTCGCCAGCGACAGTTTTTGGCGTTGTCGAACGCTGAGTTCTTGATCAACGTGCGGCGTCGCATAACTCAGGAAGACGTGAAGCGGTATCAAGCGCGGGAGGAACTGCACGGAAAAGCACTGGAGATAAATGAGGCTCTTCAGCACGAGGCAGAGCTTCGCGAAGACATCAACAGTCAATGGCAAGTCTTTCTCTCCGGGCCTGAGCTCGAGCTGATCAAGAAGTTGACCGACATCGAGCAGGCCATTCTCGATCAGATGATAAAGTATGCCGCCGCAGCGGAAGATCCGTCGAAGCTGCCGTCGCGACAAAAGCGAATTCTTGAGAGATTGCAGCGCAACTACAACGCGCCAGATCAGCCCGGCGGCGTGCCGCCTCGGAGTCTCTCTGATCAGCTCGGTATCGGGTCGCTCCTCGGGGGCGGAGCCGCAGGCCCGATCGGTGGCGCAGCTCCGTTCTTCTTGACTGGTGATGGTGATGGTATCGCGGATAATTGGCGCCGCTCAGAGAACGTCGAGGACAATCGTACTAAGACCTTTGATCAGAACACCGATCAAGTTCACGAGCTCAATCAAAATTTGCAGCGGATTATCACTTTGCGCGGAGGAGGAGGCGGCGCACTAGGAGGTGCTCTTGGTGGTGGAGATGTTTCTTCGTTCGCGCGCACGCTTGCGGGGCCCGGCGGCATTCGGCGCGGCTACGCGCGTGCGCCAGGAGGCTATGACGGAACGCCCGGCGCGCCAACAACTCCCGCCCCCCCGCCGCCGACTGGAGCAACCGGCGCGCTGCTCGGTGGCGTGATGGGCGGCCAGCCGTTCGGTATCAATGTCAGCCCTGAGAAATTCGAACAAGTCACTGGTTTGCCGCGCGCATTCATGAACGTGTCGCCTGCTGCTCGTGCGGTGGCAGCGGGGATCAGTCGCGGCGGGGTTGGGCTCGGCGGTGAATTCACTGGACATCCAACACAGGCCGGTGTGTGGCCGACGACGGGAGCGCCCGGCGGCGCGGGCGGCGGTTACGGCGCGGGCGGAACTGTAATAGGAACTGGCGCAAGCATTTCCGGGGCAACGTCTATCGCCAACCTTGAACACAACTCTCAGGCGCAAGCGGCAATCGCTAGATTCGCCGTAGAGAATCCGAACGTCACGGATGCCAAGACTCAGCTTTACAGTCTAGTGGCAGGCGAAAGTGGTTTTGGGCGCGACATGAGTCCTGAGAGGAGGTATAGCGGCTACTTCCAAATGGGGCAGGAAGAAACTTTTGCCGCTACCGGTCAACACATCTCCGGTTCGCAACTAGCTGCTATGTCTTTTGATCAACAGCTAGATATCTATTCCAAGTGGCTACATCATGCTTCCCCAAACGCGACCAATCTTGGTTTGTTCAATGCTGCCAGCAATCCGAGATTTCAGACCGCGTCAGATGACACCGTAGTCTATCACGCTGGCACTGCGGCGGCTCAGCAAAATGCAGCAACATGGGGCAAATACAGTCCTGGTGGTCCAGGGGGCGACATTACCGTTGGTGGTATCAAGAAATACTATTCTCGCGGTGATCCTGAAACAAATAGGGCGATTGCATCAGCAGGCACGCCGGCCGCGACCACCGCAGTGACACTTGTTGGCGCGCCTGGCACAAGTGGCGTGACCGTCTCACCGATCACTGGCTTGCCCGGCGGGGTAGGACCAACTGTTGGCGGCTCGACTGGGGTTCGCGACGAGAATGGCAAAGAGGTTGATCATCAAACATTAGCGGGAGCGATGGCGATCGCAAAGACGGGCAATGCCCCTGCAATGAAGCAATATCTAGCGCAGCATGGGTTTTCGT